TTACACCTGCGGGACCAAGGCCCCACAAGCGTTAGCGGGTAGCGCCAGCCACCGAAAACCCTGAAGGCCCTTGGAAAAAACTTCCAAAGCGTGCACCCAGATTGCCTTCGTGCGATCGTCGCGCGAACTCTCGGCGTGCGCAGCGGCGATCACTTCGAACGGATCGACGCCCAGAATTTCCGCAACGCGGATAGCCGTTTTTTCATCGAACACTGATTGCTGGTTGCGGTACTTGCTCACCGCGCCACGCGTCACGCCCAGCACTTTCGCTGCGGCGTAGTCGGAGGGAAGGTCGAGGCGGGCTTTCACCGCGTCGAGCCAATCGACTGTCGTTTTCATAGAAAACCCCTATCAAATCAAAATCAACCCGGCGTCAAAGGTACTGCGACGCTTCATCAGATGCAACTGTCTCTTGTGCTGAGACGTATCAGCTGTTGACACGTTTCATTAGATGCGACTATTCTCCGACCCGTCACCCCGGCACCGGTCCTCAACCCCGCCGGCTATGGAGTCATGATCCATTCGCTGGGGTGATGTTTCACGCTGTATCCGTTCAAGGGGTTGAAAAGGGGAAGTCAAATGCACGTTTCGCTGCAACAAACGCTTACACCTTCGGCGCCGACGCGCCAATCACTCACGCCGCATTTTCGTGCGTGGATGGATGCAATGATTGCTTTAGTCCGGAAGTGGACTACTTTCGACGGCGTCCAATGCGCGGGGTGGGCGGCATGAAAACCATCGTCAACGAACTGCGCACCGAGTTGCGCGCCGCTCACGTCATCATCCGCACGGCGCTTTCCGTGCTGACGTTCGACCAGAAAATCGCATGGTCGAACGCGAACGAACGCGACGACGTGAGCGGGGAGGGTATCACCCGGGCATTCGAACGGCAGGCCGCAATCGCCAGCCCCGACGCCGATTTTGTGTATCGCGAGTTGCGATGCGCCGACCGAATCATCGCGAATGCGTCCGGGTTGCTGTCGGACCATCAGCGGGAACTGTGGGCCGTCGCGAGTCGTCAAGCCGGTGTCGTGCTGTCCCATCCGACGCGTGACGATGTGCGGGCGACGTTACTCGCTCGCGGCGCGTCGCTCGCTCGTGCCGAATACGCCCGGGCCGTCGCGAAGATCGGTATCGACGCCGGTGACGCACGGGGCGATCAAGCGGTCGTGATGCTCAAGCCTACCGGCGAACTGTCTGCGGCCGACGTGGCGACGCTGCGGCGCGTGCTCGCAAGCGCGCCGCGAAATCCGCGCGTCATGCTGATGCCCGCCGAGTTCGATATGCACGTGTTTCTGCGGCGACAACGTGCATTTTCCGAAAGCACCTTCGGCCCGGGCCGTCTCACGGCTCGCGTTTGCGATCACATCCGCAAAGAGTTGACCGAAGTCGAGGCCACGCCCGATGACCTGCGCGAGTGGGTCGATGTGATCCTGCTCGGCCTGGACGGCGCATGGCGAACCGGTGCGACGCCTGAACAGATCACGACGGCGCTCGCCGCGAAGCTGACGACGAACGAGGAGCGCACGTGGCCGGACTGGCGCACGTCAGATCCAGATCGGGCAATCGAGCACATCGAAACGGCGCCGCTTACAAACTCCTGAGTTTCAAGAACCAACGCGAGGGATGATGAAATGGCTATTGTCTATAGCATTCCTAATCAACAAGAGACGGAAATGCTTGCGATTCGACGTGTGATCCGTGCCAGTAACGCCGAGCACATTGCACGCCGTCGCGTGAGCGATGAGGCCGAGCGGCAGGCTGCGACGCTTCGCCAGATCGAGCGCTCAATCTCTATCGTGAGGTCGGTATGACGCTTGCCGACATTCAAGCCGTTGCGCCGCGCCTGGTCGAGCGCTGCATTGTCGAAACCGGTCCTTTCTATGAGCGCGGTTCGCGCGGCGAGTGTTTGCGCGGTGGGTATTTCACGGTGAGCGGGGCCGAATTCCACTGGTACGAGGAAGGTGGTGTAGCCCCGTCCTGTTGCATGTCGCGGGATACCGCGCTGCATGCGGCCCGCGACAGCCTCCGAACGATTCATGCGGAGGCCGCGTGACCGTCACGGCCCCCCTAATCAGCTACTTCGGCAGCAAGTTTCGTGTCGCCCCGTGGGTGCTCTCGCACCTGCCGTCGCATGAAATCTACGTCGAACCGTTCGGCGGATCGGCCGCGGTCCTCATGCAGAAACAACGAAGTCGCATCGAGATTTACAACGATCTCGACAGCGAAATCGTGAATCTGTTTCGTGTGGTCCGCGATGACGTGATGCGAGCGCACTTGATCGATGCGTTGAATGCCACGCCGTACGCACGGGCCGAGTTCGAAGCCGCGTGGCAGGTAACAGACGAGCCGGTCGAGCGCGCACGCCGCTTGTGCGTTCGTGCGCAGATGGGTTTTGGCGCGACTGGCTCGACGCGCCCGCTGCATTCGCCGATTGGCTTTGCCGCTGACGTTTGGTCGGATGGGCCGGGCCAGTGGTTACGGTACCCGGCGCGCCTCGCGGCAGTTGGCGCCCGTCTGCGCGGAACCATGATCGAGCATATGCCCGCCGTCGAGTTGATCGCGAAGTACGACGCACCGGGCGTCCTGTTTTACGTCGACCCGCCGTACCTGCCGGAAGTACGCAACAGCGTGTCGCGTGGACTTGGCCGCGACTACCGGTGCGAAATGTCCGCGTTCGAACATGCCGATCTGCTGGCGATGCTCGCGAACCTGCGCGGTATGGCAGTCGTCAGCGGATACGCGTCGGGCATGTATGACCGCGCATTGACTGGTTGGGCGCGCTTCACCCGCAAGACGCGGGCGAACGGACAGGCGGGGACCGTGCTGCGCGAAGAAGTAATTTGGGTTTCGCCTTCGGCATGCGCTGCGGCTGGCATTGACCCGCGCACGTCGGCGTTCGTCAGCGAAGATGCGGACGAAATGCCGCTCTTTGCAGCGGCCGCCGCACGGGCCTGACATGGATCAGGTCCGCGACGACACCCCGGCTTCGACGCGCGATCTGCTGATCGAGGATTTGACCGATTGCGGCATCGGCGCCGGAGTGCTGGCCGCCGCACCGTGCCTGTCCAGCCCGCCGCGCACCGCGCAATCCGACGAAGCCGAAGCCGACGCAATGCGCGTTCTCCGTCCTCTGCTGCGCGACATGTCGAAGCGACGTTTTCTTTTCCGTTCTTGAGAGGTCAAAACGATGAAGCGTGCAAATGGGAAAAAGCCGATGCCCCTGTGGGCCATTTGGCTGATCACGATCGTCGGTGTGCTGGCGTGGTGCGGAACGCACCCCGAAGAGGGTACGGAACCGGCGTGGCCGATCAAGTCAATAAATCGGGCGTAAGGCACCGCGAATGACGGCGTATTACAACGAATGCGAGCCGTATGCAGCCCAATGGCTGCGCAGCCTGATCTCTGCCGGGCACATCGCACCAGGCGAAGTAGACGAAAGGAGCATTGAGGATGTACGACCGGACGACCTTCGAGGATACGACCAGTGTCACTTCTTCGCCGGAATCGGCGTTTGGTCGCACGCCCTGCGGCGCGCTGGCTGGCCCGACGATCGACCTGTTTGGACCGGTTCCTGTCCGTGCCAACCTTTCTCCGCGGCAGGCAAGGGAACTGGGTTTGACGACGAGCGGCACCTGTGGCCTGCGTGGCACTGGCTCATCGGCGAGCGTCACCCTCCAGTCGTCTTTGGAGAACAGGTTGCGAATTCGTCTGTCGACCCGTGGATCGACCTTGTACACGCTGACGTGGAAACGCTGGACTACGCCTTCGGGTGTGTCCCGTTTCCGTCTGCGGGCGTCGGTTCCCCGCATATCCGTGACCGAGCGTTCTGGCTGGCCTACGCCCACGAGCACCGATTTCAAAGGGGCGCCTTCGAAACCGTATTCGGAGCGCGGCGGCGGCAAAAAGGGCATGCGCCTGGACGCAGCGGCGCACCACTGGCTGTCCGGTTGGCCGACGCCGATGGCGGGAACTCCCGCGCAGAACGGCAACAACATGGCAGGGAACAACGACTTCTCACGCAAGACGGAAGCGCTCTGCGGGAAGTCGATCAAGGGACACGGAATCGAACTGCCGGTGATTGCGCCGGAACCGGCCCGACTAATGGTGTCTGGCGCGATGCTGACTGGCTCCTCTGTCGGGATGGACGATGGCGGCCGGTTGAACCCGGCACATTCCCGCTGGTTGATGGGGCTCCCTCGCGAGTGGGACGACTGCGCGCCTACGGTAACGCGATCAACGCCGAAGCGGCGGCGCAATTCATCCTCGCCGCGCGCGACTGCCTGGAGTAAGCAGTAATGTGGATTTACGCGCACGACGCAGAAAGCAGCGTCCGGACACTCTCCGAAGCAAACAAGGCGAAAAAGCGCCTTCCGGTGAAGTGGATGCGCCGCGCGCTCGAACAGGCGCGCGAAGCCGGGCGCGAAAGCGCGCGCAAATACCGCCGGCGAACCGGGTTCGACGCGTCGTACATGTTCGATCTGGCCGCCGCTGCAAACTCGCTGCGTGACTTTCTCGAAGTGCATGCACCGGACGGCATGCCGGTATCGCCTGACGCGACCGATCATGAAATCTGCATGAAGGCTCGCCGCATAGCCTCCGATGTGACGTTGCGCGCGTATGGGTTGGAACTGGCCGATGCACTCGTGGTCGCGCGCGCGACGTGCGGCGCATATAAAGTTGAGATGCCGAATTTCGAGCACCCGGTCGATCAGGTCGCGCGCGTGAAGTGCGAATTGTGGTGGCGCCGTCAGTTGCGCAAAATGCACATTCGGAGCCTAGAACACTCGAATATCCGTCTGCACTTCGTCCATCTGAAGGCGGAGCCGTACGCGAGCGATGAAGCCGTTCGGCGGCGCATCGCGCAGAACAGGCGCAACGCCCGCACGCTCGAAGCGGTGACGATGGAGAACGAGGACGGCCAGCGCTTCACGCTCGCCGAACTGGCGTCCAAGGGCATTTCGAACAAGGCATTGAAGCGCGGCGAACTGTTCACGCGCCTGCGTGGATTGGAGGAGCTGGCCGACGGCGCACGGTATCGCGGCGTCATGTTCACGCTGACTTGCCCGAGCCGATTCCATGCGGTCAGGCAGACCGGTAGCTGGTTCAAGCCGAACCCAAACTATGTGGACGTCACGCCGCGCGACGGGCAGGCGTACTTGCGGAAGGTATGGCAACGCATTCGCGCCGAATTGAGCCGCGAGGGTGTGACGTACTTCGGCATGCGCGTTGCGGAGCCGCATCACGACGGCTCGCCGCATTGGCACGGTCTGGTGTTCTCCAACGACATCAAGCGATTCTGCGAAATCATGCGGAAACACGGATTGCGCGACTCCGGCAACGAACCGGGCGCGCGCGAGCACCGCGTGCGCTTCGAACTGATCGACAAAGCGAAAGGCTCGGCGGTCGGGTACATCGCGAAGTACATTTCGAAGAACATCGACGGTCACGCGGTCGGCGACCACAAGACGAAAGAAGGCTACGTGGTGCAGTCGGACTTCTGGGACGACGACGAAATCACGCCATCGGCGCGCGTCGAAACATGGGCCGCGTTGTGGGGCATTCGACAGTTCCAGCAGTTCGGCGGTGCGCCGGTTGGTGTGTGGCGCGAGCTGCGCCGTGTCAAAGAGGACGACTTGCCCGCGATCGATGAATCGGCGCGAATCGTTGCCGCCTGGACGGCGGCGCAGAAACGCGACGACAAGCCCGCCGATTGGGCTGCGTACTCGCGCGCAATGGGCGGCATCGCGGGCGAGGCCCGCATGGTCTACATCCGCCACACGATCGAGCACCGTGAGGGGCGATATGGCATCGCACCGGTTCGTGTGCCGCACGGTGTCGAGGCAATCGGCATCGCGAGCATCGTTGACGGGCTTTGCTCGTACAGCCGCGAAACGGAGATTTTCGTGCCGTCGACGCGCCACGTGTGGCGGGTGGTTCGGCGCGGCGGCGCAGCCGCCCGCCCTTGGACTGGTGTCAATAACTGTACGCAGGAGCCCCAGCGGGTCGAGGCACCAGAAACGCCGGTCACGGCATGGCTCGAATACGCGGAGTCTTTCCGCGTCGATCCGCCCGCAGATCCGGGCCGCACGCGCCGCGAGGGCGCACGCGCACACGTTGCGCACGACGTATCCGACTGGCTGGCCGACTACGACACGGCCGATGCCACGCAGCACTTGCAACCTAACCATTCGGGAGCCCTATGAACGCCAGCTATCGCGATCCGCACGACATGTCGATCGAATGTCCCGCGTGCGACGGGAAGATCGAGGCGCGTCATTCTGAGCCGATGAGTGACACGATGCGCCGCCTCTATTTCTGGTGCCCCGATTGTGGATTTCGTGCGCCCGCGTCGCTCGAAATCCTGTATTCGCTGTCTCCGTCGGCGTCGCCGCGCGATGGGCTCGACCTGCCGATCGTGCGTGCTGATCCGCTGGACGGCTCGGTCAATTCCCGCACGTCGAAGCGGATCGGGTTGTGACATGCGGTGGACCATGCCATGCCCGCATTGCAAGTCGCGGGGTATCGCACGCGTGATGCTGAGAACGTCAGATCTATGTTGGAACGTGGATTTCCAGTGCGACAACGTGCTGTGTGGTCACACGTATCGAACGGCGCTCACGATGACGCCCGCCGAGCAGCCAGTGCGCCGCGCGGAGCGGCGGGAGTCGCTTTCGCTTTTTGATGACACGCCGGACGGCGGGTCGGTTTCTGATGATGGCGACACTCCGTCGCCGGGGTACTTGAAAGGGGATGAACGATGAATGCTCTAACGAACGCACAGGCGGAAATGGAACTGGTGCCGGGCAATGTAAAACAGATCATGAAACAGTACCGGCAGGGGAGCGCGGATATCTACATGGTGTCGCTCGATGCGATCCGCGTACGGCCGGGCTTCAATGCACCCCGGCTTGCTGACCCCGACTATCCGGCAGCGGTGCGCGAGTATGCCGATTCGATGAAGGTCAACGGGTTTTTCCGTCACAAGCCGCTCAAGGTCTGCGCCGCTGTTGACGGCTATCTCTACCTGTCAGACGGACATACCCGCTGGGATGCTGTCCAGCTTGCGAACAGCGAGGGCGCGGGCATCGAAGCCGTACCGGTCGTAAACGAGGAACGCGGTACGACCGAAGAAGATCGGCTGTTCGGCAAATATCAGGACAACAACGGCCGCAAGCTGACGCCGCTCGGCGAAGCGATTTTGTTCAAAGACATGCTCGGCCGCGGAATCTCCGAAGAAACGATTGCTCGACGCCTGCCGTGTTCGATTACGAAGGTTCGCAACGCGCTCACGCTGCTGTCTGCGCCGAGGCCGATTCGCGAAGCGGTGCAGGCTGGCGAAGTGTCGGCGACAGCCGCGCGGAAACTCGTGAAAGAGTCGGGCGCGGATGCGGTGGGGCAGTTGCAGGCGGCAAGGGAAATCGCGAAGGCGTCGGGAAAGACGAAGGTAACGCCGAAAGCTCTGGAAGCGGTCGGCGGCCAGAAGAAAACGGCCAGGTCAAACGATGCTGACCTGCTCGACTGGCTCGCGGCTCAAAGCAACGTCACAATAAGCAAAATGGCCGTTGCGGGCGAACAGCCAGTGTTTCGCGTCAGTGTGATCGATTTGCTCGACAATTCGATTGCCGGGGAGGGCGCGACCCTGCGCGATGCAATTGCGAGTGCGCAGACTCGCAGTTGATTTACAGCCGTCGGGCGCTGATCATGCCGTACCTTCGTGTGATTTCCACGGATCGTACTTGCTGTTGAGGCGATCCAGTTCAGTGAGCGCAAACGCAATTGCCGTGTTCGTCTCCGGCGTTCGTGTCCCAATCTTCTCCACGCTGGAGCAGGCGATTAGGATGGCATGGCAGGAACTCAAGACGGCCCGAGGGGTTTGCTCGACAATCGGTCGATAGTCGAGCGATCGCTGGCCGTCTCCTTCGTTGCATATATATACGTCCACTGCAGACAACGACGGGTGTGCAACGGTGTGGGACAGAGTGCGATAAATCCCGTCGTAAGCTGCGAGCGCATCACCGCGACGGGCAAACTCGTATAGGTCAATCGCTTTTGCGTTCGCGTGCTGTGTCGCGAAATCCGTGAGTAGTTCCGAATGCACTTCGATACCGGGATATCGTTTCATGTCTTTCAGCAGCGTTTTGGCCTGCTTGTTCTTGCCCGCGAAATCACTGCTCGAAAGCTCGTCCCATGTCACCTTGTCGTTGGCTATGGCGATCATCACGAAGGCCGTTTCGAACAAACCACGCGTCAGTACCATTGATTCGATTGCCATCCCGCCCGCCGCGAGACTTGCAGCGGCCTGATAGTGCGACACACTTCGGCAAAAATACTGCTTCATAGTGAGCGTGCGACGGTTCATCCTTGTCCCGAAAAGACCCATCAGTTCCATCGCAACGGATGAACAGCAATCGGCAAAGGCGAACAGATCGGGAAACCGGTCACGCTGCATCTTGTTGAGCGCAGTGATCGACCGACCTGCAAAACCCTCGTCATTGAATCGAACGCGTGACATCGAACACTCCAGGTGCTTGTCTAGGTTGCTTGCCTTCGCCCCCACTTGCTCAAGCGTCGCGTGACGAACCGGTTAGCGCTTCGGACCGAATGTCGCTCGACTTGTACCCGGCGCGCTCCAACACTTCGCGGGCCGCACGCCCAAGTACTTCCTCCGACCACTGATTGATGCTTTCGTCCAACAGGGCCGCCGCGATACCGACAGTGGCGTGAACAGTCGGATCGATACGCAGCATCAGTTTGCCGGACGCAGCCTTTTGCGGCTCTCGTCCCGCTCGTTTGCAGTCGTCAAGATAATGATCGACGGCCGCATGAAAGTCTCGCGACAGTTCGTCGACCGTCTCGCCGTGGAAACTGATCTTGTCATCCACGCCGAGCACGTGGCCGACGAAAATGTTATCGCGCCCGTCGAAATCGATCCGGGCGAAATATCCTTTGTAAGACATGGCGTTGTTCATGGCTTGATTCCCATTTCGATAAACCAGTCGCGCAGATCCTCCACCTGATACCGCTTCGCCTCTTTGCCTGGGTGCGGGCGGTGGTGATAGCGGCGCGTGCCGTTCAGTTCGAAGGCAATGCGCGACCCGGCGCCTTCGTGGATTTCGCCGCCAAGTGCGGCGACGAGCGATTCAATATCGGAAAACACGATCCCGCCCAGAGTGGGCTTCGTGAAGATCGCGGCGAGGGTGCGGGCGTGTTTCGATTTCATGCCAAAATGATAGCAGAAAGTGATATCACCATGCAATCAAAAAGTGATATCACGGCAGGAAATCGAGGGGGCGCGTCCGGCGCGATATCCGGGCCTCTGAGCGGTCCGGTGCTAAATGTGTCCAGACCCTTGGCCCGGTCGTCAGTGTGCCCGTGGCGGACCGGACGCGGGCCCGGCGGGCACCTGCCGCACGGGCCGGGCGGTGGGGTGGCTCGCGGCCCGGCGCCCGGATAGCGCAGTCCCCTCCGCGCCTGCCCGCTGCAAAAAAGGGGCACTTCCAGACGCAAAACCCCGTCCCAGCGCAGGCCCGCGCGGGGCGGGTTTCGGCGATTTTAGGGGCAATTTTCCAGACGCAGCCAGACGCACGTCCTCACCGGCCAGACGCACGCAGGGAAGGGATCGCAATCGATAGTTCGACAACAGGGTGCGGTTCATCGACAATCAGCAGGCGCGGGCGATCCGAATCGGGCGGACACGCCCACATGACGCGAACAATGTAGATGCGGGGACGTCGTGTACGACACACTGGAATCCATACAGGCGCTGATCGGGGTCGAGGCTGAATCGATAAGCCTTGAGTTCAAAGACGGCGTGAAGCTTGACGGTCTGACCGACCGAGCCAAGACGGAATTGATAACCGATGTCACGGCATTCGCCAATGCCGGGGGCGGTACTGTGATTTACGGATTGCAGGAGGAGGCTCGCGAAGGCCAGTCCGTTGCGTCCGAGATTTCCCCTGTTACCGACGCGCGAGTGACGCAAGACCGGTTACGGGACATAATTTATTCAAACACAGATCCGGCCTTGCGTGGGTTCGCGATCAGTACGATTGCCGCCGAAGGCGGTTCGATCTTCGTGATCGAAATCGCGGAGGGCGACACCGCGTATCAAAACAAGCGCGATCAGCGTTTCTATAGCCGCGTTGACGCATCGGCTCATCCGATGTATGCGTTCGCTGTCCGAGACGTAATGAATCGAAGAACGCGGCCGCACGTTAGCGTGCGGTTCGTCATTCGACGGCGAACAGTCGAGCGAGGCCGCCATGTGTATGTGTTGGTGCCCAAACTGGAAAATGAGGGCAATCTCACTGCAAACCATTGGACTTTCCGCCTCGGCGTACCAGTCCCAATTGGGCGGGCTGACGGGGCCTTGGGACGCAACATGCACTCAATCGGCCAGTCGATAGAGGGGCTTCATACTGTTCAATGGTTCGAATACTCATCGGAATGGGGCGGGGCGTTTGGTACCGCGAGGATGAGAATCCTTCCCGGGGATACTCTCGAACTAGATATGAGCCACGGCTATCCGGAAGTCCTACTGGTGATCAGCGATATTGCCGAGATTCGAGCCGCCGAGCTAGATCCGCCCATATTCTGGTCACTACTGCTCGACGACGCTCCCCGGCAGACTGGAGAAATGCCATACAGTGACTGGTCAGTCTGGTAACGGGAATCAGAATGAGGGAATTCATGGCCGCCAAAATTTCTCCTGCATATAAGATCAAGGGTGAGAGATTGTTGCGGCGGGAACGATATAGTCGGTAAAGCGAACAATTTCCTCGCCTGCCCATTCATTAATTTTGAGAAATTGCTGTTGTAGCGGAAGGATTTCGTTCCGTCCGAACACGCGCGCGGCGGTGTCGGCCGCGCCGAACCCGCCCGTATTGCTAGGGACGATGCCAAGCAACTGCGGCGGAACGCGATGGGCCGCGAGAGTGTCGTCGCGCGTCACGTTCTTGATGTCAAAGAACTGGTCTTTCGCTGCAACCTCGGAAATCGGGATCAGTTGAACGGCGCCTTTTTCGCCGCCGCTGCTTCGTGCTGCCGAGTGCAAAAACAGGTTCCGGAAATTGCCGATGCCCTTCGAGTCGCGCAACGCTTTCCGGATCGCGTCAACGTCGTCCGGGTCCATGTTCGGGTCGTTGAGGTACAGGATGAACCCGGCGTGTGAGCCGTTCGCGTAGTAGCGCCGACGGAACAGAGTGGCCGACTCGTTCAACCACGCAGATTGCAGCGATGCGAGGTACTCGGGCATGCCGTACACCTCCTGATTCACGTCCGGTTCCATCAACTGGAAAATCGACCCCGTATCGAACTGGTGGCGATCGAGAAACCCGTCGATGAACACGAAATTGACCAGATCCGTTTTACGGCGCGTGTACTTCGCCGGGGAAGGCCGATAGTTGCGCGCTCCGCCGACGCGGTTGCGCTCGCGTTCGAGGTACCCGTCGCCGAAAACCAGAAAATCGAGCGCGAGGCGGCGGAACGAATCGCGCGAAAACTTCGGGTGCTCGATGAACGTCGAGGCGAGCACATTTCGTTTGAAGTACAGCGCGGACGCATGATGCGTTCCGGCACGAAGCGATTTCGCGAGCCCGGGTCGGCTAATCGGTGGCTCGAAATAGTCTTCGATCGCCCACAATTCGGCGTAGTCGAGAATGTCGGCGCCGTCCATCGCGGCGACTGCATCGCCGAACGTGAACGATTCGATCGAGGACAGCGGGGCGCGCGTTGCAACGTCGTGCGTGTCGGGGGTCGGAACGAGGGCGGTACTCATCAGAATAGCTCCACGGTGCTGCGTGCGCGGCTGGCACCTTCGAGGGGTTCGTTATCGAGCGCGTGAAGGCAGGCCCATGCGAGGTCAGCGTGGCCGATTTCTTCGTTACGCGCGGCGGTGTAGGTCATCTTTGTCCCGCTCGGCGTCATGGTTCGGCGGATGGACAGGAACGATTGCGCGAGGTCCGTCATACCCGCATCGAATTCCAGGCGCTTTTTCCCGATCACCGACATGCCTTTCAGGACAAGGCGGTTTTTCACTTCGGGCGAATAAGTGATCGGTACGACGCGCGGGAAGAACTGCCGCACAAGCTGATGTACGCCGTGACCGATGCCCGTCGTATCGATCGCGATATAGGTCACGTGGTAGCGCTGCGTCAGCTCACGGATTTTCTCGGCCTGAGTCTCGAAGTCGATGCCCTTCCAACGATGCCGTTCGAGGACACGGAATTTTCCGTTCGGCTGGTCGGGTGGGGCGATGACAACACACCCGGCCGCATCGCCAGTGAGGGCGGGGTCGTAGCCGATCCATACCGGTTTCCAGCCAAACGGCCGATCGAGCAACGGCTTTACGTCCGTCCACACGTCCCATGAATCGACCATGCACGCCTGTACGAGCCGGAACGCGAACACCGAAGATGTGTCGTCCACGAACTGGCACATGTACAGGTTCTCGAAATCGGCGGGGCTGTTCGTTGAACGCAAGTCCTCCAGATCCAGTTTCGTGAACCCGGATGCGACGGCATCCTCTGCCGTGACGATCTGCCTCCATTGCCCGTCGCCGCACTGGCGACCGCGTGCAAGGGACGTGTGGGAAATGTCGATCTCGACGCGCTCGTCGTCTGGGCGGTCGCGGTTGAAATCCGCGCCGGTCCAGAACGCATAGGCTTCGTGCGTCGTCGTGGATGGCGTAGAGAAGTGCGTCATCCGCAAATGCGAATGTGTCGCCATCCCCTTTGCGACCTTGTTCAGCGTCGCGAAGTTGCTGACCCAAAAATATTCATCAAAGTACAGGTCGCCGTTGTAGCTTTGGGCCGTGCGCGAACTGGTGCCAAGGAAAATCAATTCCGCATTGTTCGACAGCCGGATCGGATCGCCTGTTAGCTCAACCTGCGCCGCGTTCCACACGAATTTCTGGATATACGAGCGGAACACGTGCGCCTGTGCGCGACTCGCGGACAGAAAAATCTGATTCGTGCCGGTTTCCAGCGCGCGCACGAGTGCCTCGTGCGCGAAATAGAACGTGGCGCCGATCTGCCGTGACTTCAGGATGTTGCGGCGGCGCAAGTGCCGATTCTCGAACCAAGTGTTCTGATGGCCGATCAGTTGCTCGCGAATCGCGTCCTTCAGGCGCTGTTCCTGCTCGGTCGTGATGACATTGCGATTCGATTTCCGCGACGACGAACGCGGCGACGTGCTCGCTTTTCCTTCGCTCGCCGTACCGCTCTCGCTCCCGCCACCTTCGGCGCGTTCGGCCCGCACTTGGATGCGCTGCTGACGTTCCATTTCGCGACCGAGCAAGTCGAGTTCTTTGAAGTCTTTCCCGTCCTTGTTTTCCTTCGCGATCAACACGCGTTGCCGCTGCACGAGCGCATCAACAACCTTGTCGGTTGCCGTCGCCTTGTCCCATCCCTCGCGCTGTTTCCACGTCTCCACCGTTGACCGCGGCTCGCCGATGTATTCGGCGATCGCGACGATTTTCCAGCCGCTCCAAAACAGATCACGCGCAACGCGGCGCGTGGCGAGGCTCGTCACGTTGGTTGCGGATACATCGTTCGATGCCGGGAAATCGGCGAAGGGATTTGCAGGTTTGACCATGCGTCGAGCGTATCGCGCGCGCGAGCGCGAAATCGACCGTATGAATCTGTACCCGGCCTATCGCACGGGAGCGCGCGTTGAAGCGTTGAGCGTGCTCGCGCACGATGGTGTTGACGCTGAACAAGCGGACAGGAATCCACAGGGAGAAAACACAATGAAGTTTGTGCGGGTGGCAACGGAGGGCGCGACGACGGACGGTCGCGACATCACGCGAGAACAGATTCAGGAAATGGCGAGCACGTACAACCCGGCGACGTATGGCGCGCGCGTGTTCCTCGAACACTATCGGGGCGTCATGCCGGATGGCCCGTTCCGCGCTTATGGCGACGTGCGGGCCGTCGAGTCGCGCGAAGTCGAGGACGGCAAGCTTGCGCTGTTCGCTCAGATCGATCCGACGGACGATCTCAAGGAAATGGTGAAGGCTCGCCAGAAGGTCTATACGAGCGTCGAGATTGCCCCGGATTTCGCGAAGTCGGGCAAGGCATACCTGTTCGGCATCGGCGTGACGGATAGCCCCGCGAGCCTCGGCACGGAAATCCTCACGTTTTCGCGGCAACACCCGGATCACTTCAAGTCCCGCAAGGGCGCCCCGGATAACCTGTATTCCGTCGGCGTCGAGGTCGACGCGGCGTCGCTCATCGGCGACGCGCCCGCCGACCCTGCCGCGTCGTCTACGTCGATCGCGTCGGCCGTAGTCGCGAAGTTCGCCGAAATGTTCGGGTTCTCGCCGAAGGCTTCGGCACCGGCCAGCGATGCAACGAAGGGCGGCACCGCGAAGGTGGGCGAGTTCGCACCAGGCGATGCCGCGAACGCCGACCTGATCACACGGCTGTCGTTCCACAGCGCCTCGCAACAGGTCGTAATCGATGGTCTGACGCGCGATATCGCGGCGTTGAAGGCCGACCGCGAGAAAGACCGACAGGCGTTCAACACCCTGAGCGAAAAGCTCGAGCGCGAGCCGGGAGCGACCACACGACCGAGCGCCACGGGCGGCGGCGATTGGGAATCGACCGACTGCTAACGGCGGCTGGGCGCACTCACCACACATCGAATTACCGGAGAACACATGAATCCGATTACCCGGCGCGCATTCACGCGCTACATGGACAACATCGCGAAACTGAGCGGTGTCGCGAGCGCTGCGGAAAAGTACGCCGTTGCGCCGAGCGTGCAACAGACCCTCGAAAAACACATTCAAGAATCGTCGGGGTTCCTGCAGCTCGTCAACGTGCAGGGCGTGACCGAACAGATGGGCGAAAAGCTCGGTCTGCTGATCGGCGCACCGATCGCGAGCACGACGGATACCACGAAGGGAGATCGAACCACGGTCGATCTGACCGACATGGACCCGAACGCATACGTCTGCACGCAGACGAATTTCGATACGCATTTGAAGTACAGCAAACTCGACGCGTGGGCGCAGTTCCCGAATTTCCAGACGATGGTGCGCGACGTGAACGCGCAGCAACAGTCGCTCGACCGGATTCGCATCGGCTTCAACGGTGTGGGCCGGGCCGCAACGTCCGATCGCGCGAAGAACCCGAACCTAGAAGATGTGAACAAGGGGTGGCTGCAGAAGTACCGCGATCAGGCGAGGGATCGCGTGATCAGTGAAGGAAAGAAGGGTTCCGGAAAACTGGTGATCGGTGGCGTCGATGGCGATTACAAGAACCTCGACGCGCTCGTCTACGAGGCCACGAATTCGCTGATCGAACCGTGGTACGCGGAAAGTCCCGAACTGGTCGTGCTGTGCGGCCGCGATACGCTCCTGGACAAGTATTTCCCGATTCTCGATCGTGACAACCCGCCGACCGAATCGCTCGCGGCGAGCCTGGTGATCAGCCAGAAGCGGATCGGCAATCTGCAAGCGGTGCGGGTGCCGTTCATGCCGCGCGGCAAGCTGTTCATCACCATCCCGAAAAACCTGTCGATCTACTGGCAAATCGGCGGCCGTCGACGCGCGGTGATCGACAACCCGAAGCGCGATCAGGTCGAGTTCTTCGAGTCGAGCAACGAATCGTATGTGGTCGAGGACTTCGGCGCCGGTTGCCTGATCGAGAACGTCGAATTCGCTGGTGCCCCTGCACCTGTCGGCGGTCAATAAGGTGCGGCGATGACGCGACATACCCCGATCACTCGGCATTTGATGCGCGTCGCTGCGTCGGCCGCCGCGTCCGGCGCGGCGGCCGTCGCCGATCCCGACGACACGCGCGGCGAGGTCGCGGCGAGCACGCAGCGCTCGCATGACAGGGCGGCCGACATGATGCGCGCGAAGCTCGCGACGGATCAGCGTCGGTTGAAGGAAACGCAGTCCGTCGAGCGCAAGGTCGAAATCAAGCGCGAAATCCTACCCGACTATGTGCCGTACATCAGCGAAGTGCTGGAGCGCGACGCGGGCGGTCAGGATGACGTGGTGACAACGATCATGCTGTGGCGGCTCGACGCCGGCGACATGGGCGGGGCGATGGATATCGCCCGCTATGCGATCCGCCACGGGCTGGCCATGCCTGCGCATTTCGACCGCACGCTACCCGCCACTGTGGCCGAGGGGTTTGCGGACGCGGCTGACGTGCCGTCCGTTCTGTTGGATGAAGTGATCGTCCTGACCGCGCCGTTCGATATGGTCGATCAGATCCGCGCGAAGCTGTTCAAGTCGTACGGCTTGGCGTTGGCTGCGCTCGCACCGGAGGCGGCGCTTGCCGCGCTGCGCCGGGCGTTCGAACTGAACGACAAGATCGGCGTGAAGCGCGATATTGCGCGGCTCGAAGCGCTGTTGTCCGGCAAAGAACCTGCAACCGGCCCCGATGGTGGGGGCTCGGATGCGTAACGCGTCCCTCGCGACGTGGCGGCACGCGTGCCGGGCGGCAGGCATTGCGCCTCGCCATGCGGCACGCGTCCACCGCCACCCCGAACGGTGCCGCGATGAATGATTTCGTCTCGACCGCACCTGTCCCGGCCGCGACCGCGCCGAAACCGGCAGATCCCGCCGTCGCCGCTGTCATCCCGGGTGACGGATGGTTTCCCGAAATCGATCTGCGCGTCGCCCGCGAGGTGATGCGCCTGCAAGACGGCACCATCACCGATGCGCGGTTTCGCGATGCGGTGGTAGAGGGCATCGCGCATACCCGCGACGTGCTCGCCGAGTGGCGCGCCGACCGTGAGCGCGAAGATGCGGCCGATCTGGCGGCAACCCTTAGCGGCGAGGTGGACGGCGTGAATGTGCAGGTGTCGCGCTTTCGTCGGGCCGTGTACGCATGGGCGCTCGCGTGGCTGGTTGAGCGCTATCGCGGTTACGACACGTCGGCCAGTGGCATGCGCCGGGCGGAAGCGCTGGATTGCCTGCCGGAAGACGCGCGGCGTGACGCGTATTGGGCGGTGTCGGACATCATGCACCGCCGACGCGTCACGGTGGACCTGATCTGATGAAGGCTCGCGCACAACAAAACGAAACCGTCGACGCGCTCTGCTGGCGTTGGTATGGCCGCACCGATGGCGTGGTCGAGGCGGTGTTAGAGGCGAACCCGGGCTTGGCCGATATCGGTCTGTTTCTCCCGCTCGGGTTTGAGGTCGAAATGCCGGACTCGACGGGGATCGCGGGAACGGCGCCGCTGGTTCAGCTATTCGATTGAGGTTCGTATGCGAAAAGACCCCGGATTTCAAGACTACGGCGGGCGCGCTGTCGCGTTCCGCGCCGTGTATGCAGTGCTGGCACTCGTGGTAGTCACGCGCAGCGTTTCGGCACCGTACGCGCTCGCGGACATGATGTTGCGCAGGGAGGGGTTGCCCGGCGCAATCCTGACCCTCGCCATGATCGGAATTGCAATGGTGCAGGTGGCAGACGTGCTGCTGAATGGGGTACTGCCGCGCCGTTGCGCGTGCATGTGGCTCGTGCGGCATCGCCACGGGCTCTACGTTGGCGCTGCGTTCTGCTATCTCGTGCCGCCGTTCGTGTTTGCGCCGATCCTCGGCGACGCGTGGGACGCTTACATGTCGTATGTCGGAATGTCCGTTACCAGTCTGGTGCTGGCATTCCACGATCAACTCGAAAAACGTCATCGGAGGGCTGCGTGCAAAACCTGATTCGGTATCGGTGGGTCTGGCTGGCGTTGGTATGGCCGCCGTCGGCGTGGGCTGCAACGGTCACGTTCGGCGACGATCTGTCGAGCATCCCGCTCGCGGCCGTGACGCTGTGCCTGTTCCTGTCGTTCATTGGCGGACTCGCGAGCACGTTGCAGAAGCTTGCGGCGGACGTGACGCCGGTTCGCTCGATCGGGCTGGAAATCGCCAAGGATCTAGTCGTGTCGCTCGTCGCCGGGCTGCTGGCGTTCTTCGCGTCCGAATGGATGAATTTTCAAGCCGTGCTTGAAGCGGGTGTGATCACGCTCGCCGGTTACGGCGGTTCGCGGGTGCTCGATCGGGCACTCGATCGCGCGTTGCGCGAAGTGGATCGCGGGGCAGACACGGGCCGATAAGGCGCGCCCCGTACGCAGGCAATCAGGGAGGCTCTATGCAGTTGACGGACCATTTCACGCTCGAAGAACTGACCGCGAGCGACGTAGCGCGTGCGCGGCATATCGATAACACGCCGTCGGCCGCGACGGTCGAAAACCTGCGGCGCCTCGCGCAGACGCTGGAACAGGCCCGCGTGCTGCTCGGCGGCATGCCGATGCAGATCACGTCGGGCTACCGCTGTCCGTCGCTGAATCGTGCTGTCGGCGGCGTTGCCAACAGCGCGCACGTTGGCGGGCTCGCGGCCGATTTCGTGTGCCCGAAGTTCGGTGCGCCGCTCGACGTCGTGCGCAAGCTGGCCGCGTCGAATCTCGCGTTCGATCAGCTCATTCACGAAGGCGGCCGGTGGGTGCATATCGGCCTCGCGGCCGACGGCGTGAAACCGCGTCGGCAAGTGCTGACCGCTCATTTCAGCGGCGAAACCGCGTCGTACACGGTGGGCGCATGAATCCGCTCGTCGCGAAGCTGCTGGTGATCGGTGCGGCTGCGCTCGCCGCGTGGGGCGGTGTTCGCTATGTCCAATCGCTGCATGCGGACGTTGCAGCCGCGCAGCGGGACGCAAGCGCGGCGCGCGATCAGGTGACGGCGCGCGACCAGACAATTGCGCGACTCGAAGCGACCGCGAAGTCGAACGCCGAACTACAACAGCGGCTTGACCGGACGCGCACGCAGATCGGCACGGCGCAAGCGCGTATCGAAGCTGCAACCCGGAGAATCCTCAATGAAACGCCCGAATCTCGTGCATGGGCTGATACTGTCCTGCCTGTTGACGTTGCCCGCCTGCAAACAAGCCCTGATCTCACCGGCGCCTGTGATTACCTTCAACGCGTGCCAGCCGGTGACACCCTGCGCGCTACGTGCGATGGCACCGAGAACCAACCGTGACATGGACGCAGCGTTGACCATGACGAAGGCGGCATGGGCGCAGTGCGCGGCGACCGTCGATGCGATTGCCGACTGCCAGGCGCGCGCCGGGCGCGCGGCGACCGACGCAGATCCGGGCGCAGCGCGTTGAAAAAGCTCGATTCATTGCGTTCCGCGATCACGAGCGCTGTCGCGTACCTGCCTGAAAATCCCGATCGGCTGCTGGTGTTCGTTGATGAGGGCGTGGTCGAATCGAATGCATCGCGCGCGCAGTCGTACGTGATTCGCTACGTGGCGCGCATCGTGCTGCTCGATTTTGCCGGATTGACGTTCGCGCTCATGGGCGACATTACCGATTGGGCGAAGCGCAATCAGCCGGATATCGTGCAGAACCCGGACACGCGGAAGAATGGGATCACGTTCGAAGCGGACGTGTTGAGCAATGGCGCCGTCGATCTGTCGATCCGCGTCCCGTTGACGGAGAACGTCGTCGTGAAGGTGGCGCCCGACGGTACCCGGTCGTATGCGTCCGTGGACGACAGCGCACCCGGCAACGTCGATGTGGACTCGGCCGCGTGGCTGGTCGACCCGGTTGAGACAATTCTCGTGGCGCGCAGACGGTGACGGACGATCTGACAGCAGTCGAAGCGTGGGTGGGCGAACTGCTCGCGAAGCTCACGCCCGGGCAGCGGCGCGGCGTGCTGCGCGCCATCGTGCGCGACCTGCGGCGCAGTCAGGCCGCCCGCGTCGCCAAGCAAACGAACCCGGATGGGACGCCGTTCGAGCCGCGAAAGCGTGCATCGGGCAAGCGGCGGCCTGCGCGCGCCGGTGCTGGGCGGATCAGGCGGCAGGCCATGTTCATGAAGCTGCGCACGACACGGTTTATGACCGTCGACGCGGCGGCCGACGGCGGTACGGTGGGATTTGCCGGGCGCGTCGCACAGATTGCGTCTGTGCACCAACACGGCGAGCGCGCCCCGGTGTCGCCGGGCGGGCCGGAATATCGGTATCCGCGCCGCGTGCTGCTCGGCTTCACTGAGCCCGAGCGCGGCATGATCCGCGACCACTACCTCAAACACCTTTCCCCTCGCTGACGCGCGGTCGCGCGCGTCCATCGTTTTTCCCTCGCTGATTTTGTACCCGGCCTGAGCCGTGGTGTCGTCGCTCGCCTGTCGATCGCGCGCGCGGCACGATGGGCGTATCGATTGATACAGCAGTGAGGCACACGTGGGACAGGTACAGGCAAACGAAGCGCAACGGCAGCAGCGGAACGGGATTCTGCGTGGACGCGTGGTCGCGCTCGATCTGGCCGACCCGGCCGCGCCCCGTTGCCGTGTCGCAATCGGCGATCCTGACACCGACGGCGAAGGGCTCACGACGAACTGGCTTTCGTGGAAAGCCACGCGTGCGGGCAGTGTTCGCACATGGAGCGCGCCGAGCATCGGCGAGCCGGTGGTGATCGACTGCCCAGGCGGTGACCCATCGCAAGGCGTGGTGTCCGGCGCCGAGTACGCCGACGACTATCCCGCGCCGAGCACGAGCCCGAACGAACACTTGATCGTGTTCGCCGACGGCGGCCGAATCGTGTATGACGATGCGAGCCATGCGCTCACGGTCGCGTTACCTGCGGGCGCCACGATCCATTTCACCGCGCCCGCGTCGGTGCTGATCGAAACGAAGGATGCGACCGTCAAGGCTGAAACAGTCAAGCTCGACGCACAACAGACGACATGCACGGGTGCGCTCACGGTCGAAGGGCCGTTCACGTTCCTGAGCGGCGCAACGGGTCAGGCGGGCGAGGGTGGTTCGGGCTCGGTGATGAAGATTCACGGCTCGGCCGATTTCACGGGCGACGTGACCGCTAGCGGTGTAAGCCTCGTGCATCACCCGCACGATGCACGCGGCGAGTTCTCCCGTACGTCCTCACCGATCGCGGGGGCGTAATGATCGGTATGAACGCACAGACCGGGCGTTACGTTGAAGGCGTGGATCACCTGCGCCAGTCGATCGCCGTCATCTTTTCGACTCCATTGCGCACGCGCGTGAAGCGCCGCCTGTTCGGCTCGGACCTGCCGGACCAGATCGACGCGCCTGGCAATCAAGGCGTGCTCACGCAGGTGTATGCGGCCGTCGCTACCGCTTTGATGCGGTGGGAACCCAGACTGACGCTCACGCGCGTCTCGATCGATCAGGACGCGATCACGTCGGGCGAATTCGCGGCCGGTACGTTGCCGGTGATCGTGGAAGGCTATACGACGGTTCGCGGTGCGTCCGTTGACTTCCAAACGTCCGTTTCCGTCAAGGGCATCGCCGCATGAGTACCCCGATCGATCTGTCGCGCTTGCCGGCACCTGATGTTGTCGAGGAAATCGATTTTGAGGCGCTGCTCACGGAACGTAAGGCCGGGCTTCTTTCGCTCGTGCCGGACGACCGCCGCGCAGAAGTGGCGGCGGCGCTCGAACTGGAATCGGAACCGATCACGATCCTGTTGCAAGAAAGCGTGTACCGCGAAATGTATCTGCGGCAACGCGTAAACGATGCGGCGCGCGCCGTCATGCTCGCATTCGCGCTGGATGGTGATCTGGATCAACTGGCCGCACTGCTCGGCGTCAAGCGTCTGGAAATCGCGCCCGCAGATCCGGAAGCCGGTACCCCGGCGGTCATGGAAGGCAATACCGATTTGCGTTACCGCACGCAGTTGGCGCCACAGGGGTATTCCGTTGCTGGTCCGGAGGGTGCATATCGTTCTCACGCACTCGCCGCTCACGGCTCGGTGCTTGACGCGTCAGCGACGAGCCCGGCGCCCGGCGAAGTGCTGGTGACGGTCCTCTCTCGCGACGGCGACGGTACGCCTTCCAAAGACGTGATCGACGCCGTGGCGGCGGCGCTTCGCGCGGACGACGTGCGCCCGCTTACCGACAAGGTGACGGTGCGTGGTGCCTCGATCGTTGGCTACGGAGTAGACGCGGTGCTGTTCACGTTCCCCGGGCCGGATTCGAGTGTCGTACTGAAAGAAGCGGACGCGAAGCTCGCGGACTACGTAGCAGAAACGCATCGCATCGGCCGCGAGGTCACGTTGTCAGGCATCTACGCTGCGTTGCACGTGAACGGCGTCGAGCGCGTAAAGCTGAATGCGCCGACCGCTGACGTTGAGATTTCCGCAACGCAGGCGCCGTACTGCCGGGCGGTCAAGATCACCCCGGGAGGCGTCTATGGCGGGTGATCTGCTGCCGCCGAACGCGTCGCCACTGCTGCGCGCGATCGCCGCCGCGAATGCACGGCTGGGTGAGGTGCCAGTGCCGATCCACGACCTGATGAACCCGGACGCGATCCGGCTTGATCTGCTGCCGTGGCTCGCGTGGCACCTGGGCGTGGTGACGTGGAAAGACGACTGGCCCGAGCGCATCAAGCGCGCTCGCGTGAAAGCCGCTATCCCGATCGCTCGAAAAAACGGCACGGCCGCGGCTGTCCGCGAGGTGGTCGAAAGCTTCGGCGGAAACATCGCAATGCGCGAATGGTTCGAGCAAGACCCGCCCGGCAAGCCGTACACCTTTGACATGGTGATGACGGTCGCGGCACAGGACGGCAACCCTCCGACCGCATCGTATATCGCCGACATTCTCGCGGAAGTTGATCGCGCGAAGCCTGTGCGCGCCCACTACACCTTCACGCAGGGTTTTTCGCTTGCCGGATCAATCGGTGTCGGGGCAGGCGGACAGGCCGCGCTCTATCGTCGTCTGACGTTGACGGAACAATGACATGGCAGGGAATTTCATTCGAGTAACCGATGCCGGGCGCGCTGCGTTGGTAGCGCAAGGCAACACGGGGACGAACGAGCATCGCGTGACCGAAATCGGTCTGTGTACGTCTGCGTTCGTGTTCGACCCGACCATGACGGTCATGCCGAACGAGCGGAAGCGCGTGAACACGTTTGGCGGGAAGAACGTTGCGAAAGACACGATCCACGTCACGATTCAAGACACGACGAGCGATCAATACTCGTTGTACGGGTACGGGCTCTATCTGGAAAACGGCGTGCTCGCGGCGTTGTACGTGCAGAGTACCCCGATCATGGAGAAGTCGCCCGCCGCTTCCTTGATGCTGTCGTCTGACATGCAGTTTGTGTCGATCGACGCGGCAAAACTAGTATTCGGCGACGCAACGTTCCTGAATCCGCCCGCGTCGGAAACGGTGCAGGGCGTCATCGAGATTGCGACGCAGGAAGAAGTAGACGAGGGCAAGGATGCGGTGCGCGCGCTCACGCCGAAGACCGCTGCGATGCGGTATGCGGCGCTCACGGGCGCTCGCTTTACCGGGAACGTCAGTGCAACGGGAGGGATTGCGTCATCGGGTCTGGACAACGGCGGCGCAAACTTCCGACTGATGAACGGTCGCGATGTGATTCTGCGCAACGATGGCACGAACTTTTATTTGTTGCTGTCCGGCGGAAGCGGCCTCGGTGCGTCGTGGAACAACCTTCGGCCGCTCACGGTCGATACCGCGACAGGCGCGGTCATTCTGGACGGAACCGGCGCTGGCGGGGCCTACGTAGGCGGCCCGTTGAATGTCAAAGGCATGCTCAACGTTAGCAACGGCCCCTCCGAAGGCCGCATGCTTCTCGGCCCGAGCGGCGGGTACTTCTTCGGTACCGGGGCATCGGCCGGGTTCTACCTGCCGTCCACTGGTGCGATGTTCGCATTCGACTTCGCGAAAAAGAATCTGGTCATCGGCAGCGGGAGCGAGGTCTGGCACGCGGCGAACCTGCCGAGCCCCGCGCAAACGACCGGTATCACCATGTCCGGCCAGATACTGGCCGCCGAAGGAACGGTGACCAAGCCGGGCATTTCGTTCGTGAACGATGGCGCGCCCGACACGGGTCTGTTCCACGTTGCTGATGGCGTGTTTGCGGTCACGAACAACGGTCGGGAAACCATGCGATTCCTCGCCGGTGGGCCGTTCAATCGCGTCATGATCGGAACCCCTGTTGATGACGACGCCAGCAGCGCGTTTCTTGTTGGCGGAAACGCAGCTACGCGCGGTCAGCACACGTTCGGCACGGGAAAGATCGTCACGTGGGCGAATAGTGACGCCGCGTGGGGCTACCTTCGCACGAACGGAAACATGACGATCGGTAGCGAAGCCGCACAAGGAATCGTGCAGATGATTGCGGCCAACGCGGAAGTTGCGCGGTTCGTGCCTGGTGGACGGTTGTTGGTCGGCACCGCTACCGACGACGGCACGACGACGATTCAGTCGAAGGGCGCGATCAAAGCATCCAGTGGGGTGGGAGCGATCGTCGCCTCGAACGGCGGCGGCTCGACGCAGACGTCGATGATTCTGCGACGTGAGGGCGGGGCGCTCGATCAGAAATCGTGGGAAATTCTTCACGGTGGCGACGGCACGTTTGCCATTCGTACGGTCAACGACGGGTATTCGGCGGCTCAGAATGCGCTGTGGATCACGCGTGGTAACGGCTCTGCTGTCGGGACCGTGGTCTTGATGCAGAACGGCGGGCGCGTACTGGTCGGCACGCCGAACGACGACGGCAAGAATGCGCTGCAGGCGAACGGCGGCATCGCCGCGTCGGGTGGTGTAGTCGCGCGCGGCATGGATGGCAACGGCGCCAGTTTCCGGGCGATCAATGGTCAGTACGGCGCATTCATGCGCAACGATGGGACCGTCGTCTATCTGCTGTCGACCAAACCCGGCGACGCAGAAGGGCTGTTCAACGATTTCCGCCCGTTCTCATGGAATCTCGCCTCGGGTGACGTGACGATTGCGGGCAATGGCTCGTCAACAGTAGTCGGCGGGACTCTGACCGCGCTCGGCGCGTTGATGCTCAATCCGGGCGGTGAGGGCGTGATCCGGGCAGGGTCGAACGACGGGTATTTCTTCGGCAATCTGGATCGGTCCGGCTGGTATTCGCCGACGAAAGGATCATTCCAGTATCACCACACCGAACGCGCCCTGAAGGTGAACGATAAGGTTGTCTGGCACGAAGGCAACCTGACGCCGCTCGATCGCAACCTCGGCGGGCAGGTGAACGGCACCGTGACGTTGTACGGTCCCGGGGAGTACGGCTCTCAGCTCGTGTTGAATGCGAACGGATACGCACCGCGCATTCAGGCGAAGGCGTCGACGCAGGAGTGGATGGTCACGAACGGGGCGAATTCGGCCGCAAACCTCGTCGTCTCGGATAACGGCTTGGTGAACTTCCCGCGCGCACGTCCGCAATGGGCCGGTGGTCTGACTCCGTACGACACGGGCAATTTCGACCCGAACTCGAAGGTGAACAAAGCCGGTGACACCATGACCGGCGATTTGCGGGTCAAGCAACCGAACAACACGGACGCGCGCGGCTTCGTGCTCGCACGAGCGGACGGCACGTCGCAGGCATGGATTCACGGCACGGCCAACGGCAACTATTCGGCGTGGGCAACCATGAATCCGGACGGCTCGTGGAAGTCAAACCCGATCACTGTCTATAACGCTGACAACCGGGTCCAGTTCAACAGCGATATCCACATTACCGCGCTCTCGCGTTTCTACAACCGGCCCACTCTGAACCGCGATGGATGGCAGGCTGATATCGGCTTGCGTAATAACCGGCCCGGTTACGACTCGTGGACGTACCTGCGAGCGCGTGACAACGGCGGCTTCGAGTTCATCAACGGTGCATACAACGCAACGACGCTCGGCGTGGACGATTGGGGCACCGTCTACCTGCGTGGCACTCAGATTCTCAACACCGACGGGAACCTGAATCTGACGTGGCGCGGCCGTTATCTGAGCGCAGAAATTGATGATATCTGGGGGAACATCAACGCACGAGCCAGCGCGGGCGCGCGCGTGCAGTGGGATTCCGGCGTGAACAATTTCGGCACCGTGGATCGCCTCGGCGGTGCGCTGCCTGCGCCGTGGGTTGTGTGCGGGCTCAGTGGCCCCGGCAACGGGACTGCGAACGCCATCGTGGTCTACGGTGTACTTCTGAGAAACCAATGACGAACAAAATCATGCTCAACGTCGAGCAAGCGGCGTTCATTCTGTCGAAGAAATTCCCGCAGCTTGTCCGCTGCAAAGACTATTGGCCCGCGCACCCGGTCGATGAGAAGTCCCTCGAACAGACGAAATCGGCGTGGGTGCCGATCTGGGGGCCGCGCGACATTCCGCAGCCGACCCCGGTCGATCTGTTGAGGTGGTGGCCCGAATTCAAGGCGGAGTACGAATCTATCGACGCCGCCGCTCGTGTGCGTGCCGAGCGCGACGCGCTGCTTTCGAAGGTCGATCCGTTGGTCGAGCGCGCGGCCGATTCGGGAGACGCCGCACGCGAAGCGGTGCTTCGAAAGTACCGCGCTGAATTGCGCGACGTTCCGCAGCAGGCCGGATTTCCGCTGAATGTTGTATGGCCGGTTGCGCCTGTTTGACCCTGACAGTTGTCGAACCATTTACTGAACCTTAATCGGAGATTCCAGCAATGACCCTCAAGAAAACGATCACCGTCGAACTGACGGGCGCACCCGCAAGCATTCACCGTATCGATTCGGTGACGATCAATTTCACGGCCAACAGTACGTCGGTGCAGATGTCCAGCTTCTATGACGATGCGGCCAGACGCGCGAGCCGTACGCCGCTCGCAAGCTCGATGCTGACGGTAGAGGGCGTGCCGAAGTCCGGGAAAGACCCGAAGGCGTATGTGGAAGCCGCGTTGGTCGCGCCCGTTCCGGAAGGCGAGGACGGCGAAGCCACGTTGAAGCAATACGCGCCGAACCGTTACGCGTTTTCGGGCGCCGAAATCGTCGCAGACTGACGCGAAGCGCTGATGTGCGGTCCAGATTCGGGCCGCGTCAATCCAATATCAAGGGAGTAAAGCAATCATGGCGCAGGACTATCACCACGGCGTAACTGTCGTTGAAGATAACACCGGCGTCCGTCCGATCACCACGATCTCGACGGCCGTTATCGGTGTCGTCTGTACCGGCGACGATGCCGACCCGATCACGTTTCCGATGAACAAGCCGGTGCTGCTCACGAACGTGCAAGCGGCGCTTGGCAAGGCGGGCCGAAAGGGCACTCTATACACGACGCTCGACGCGATCCAGAAACAGACCCGCCCGTACACCGTCGTCGTGCGTGTCCCGCAAGGAAAGGATTCGGCGGAAACCACGTCAAACATCGTCGGCACCGTGAACGCCGACGGCACGAAAACCGGGCTCAAGGCGCTCGAATCTGCGCCGTCCGTGGTGCAGGTGAAGCCGCGGGTTCTGGCCGTTCCGGGGCTCGATACGCAACCGGTCGCGAACGCGCTGGTATCTACCGGGCAACTGCTGCGCGCAATGACGTATGTCGCAGCGCGCAAGGAAACGGGTGAACTGGTCGAAACGCAGGAAGATGCGGTGGCCTACAGGAAGAAATTCGGTCAACGCGAAGTGATGGTGATCTGGCCGGACTTCGTTGCGTGGGACGACGCAGCGTCGAAAGAGGTCGAGGTGCCCGCCGTCGCGTATGCAGTCGGCCTGCGCGCGAAGATCGATCAACAAACCGGTTGGCACAAAACGCTCTCCAACGTTGCCGTGAATGGTGTCGAAGGGATCAGCAAGCCTGTTTCGTGGGATTTGCAAAACCCGGCGACCGATGCGGGTTTCCTGAACGAGAATCAGGTCACGACGCTGATCAACCGAAACGGTTTCCGATTCTGGGGGTCGCGCACGGCGTCCGATGATCCGCTGTTCGCGTTTGAGAACTACACACGTACGGCGCAGGTGCTGGCCGATACGATGGCCGAAGCGCAGATGGTCGTAATCGACGGTGCGATGGTCCCGGCGTTGCCGCGCGACGTCATCGAGGGCATCAACGCAAAGATGCGCGAACTGGTGACGAAGGGGCAGTTGATCGGCGGCTCGGCATGGTACGACGAAGAACAGAACGGGGTCGTGGCACTGAAAGATGGCAAGGCGGTGATCAATTACGACTACACGCCGGTGCCCCCGCTCGAAAACCTCACGCTGCGCCAAAAGATCACCGATCAGTATCTGGCCGATTTCGCGTCGCAGGTCAACGCATAACGCTGGCGCCTGGACAACGCGTCTCGGTCGCCGAAAGAGAAGGGAGGATAGGTAAATGGGAATGCCGAAAAAGCTGAAGCACTACAACGTGTTTCTCAACGGCGTGTCGTACATCGGCCAGACGGCGGAACTGACGCTGCCGAAGCTCACGCGCAAGATGGAGGAATGGCGCGGTGGTGGGATGGTCGGGCCGGTGAAGTTCGATTTCGGGCCGGAAGCGATGGAACTGGAATGGTCGCTTGGCGGTATCGATAAGAACATGCTGGAGCAATGGGGCACGCCTTCGGTTGATGGTGTGATGCTGCGATTCGCCGGGGCGTATCAGAACGACAGTGACGCGGAGTGGACCGCCGTCGAAATTGTCGTTCGTGGCCGCTATTCGGAAGTCGATATGGGGTCCGCGAAAGCTGGCGACGACACCACGACCAAAGCAACGATGCCGCTCGCCTACTACAAGCTTTCGATCAATGGTCAGAAGGTGATCGAAATCGATGCGCAGAACTTCATCGAATTCGTGGGCGGGAAAGATGCGCTCACGCAGGTCCGCAAGATCATCGGCGTATAAACCCAATGCGCGGCGTGTCCGCGTGCTGATATTCACCACAGCGAGAAACGAAAATGAAAGAACTGAACACCGAAAACACCCATACGCTCGATCAACCGATTCGACAGGGCGACAACGAAATCACGGCAATCACGCTGCGCAAACCCGGCTCGGGCGAACTGCGTGGTGTTTCGCTGTCCGAACTCGTGAACCTCGACGTGTCAGCGCTGCACAAGGTGCTGCCGCGTATCTCGACGCCGACGTTGACCGAGCACGACGTTGCGAAGCTGGACCCGGCCGATCTGCTCCAACTGGCGGGGATCGTCAGCGGTTTTTTTATGACGAAGGCCATGCGAGCCAGCATGGGCTCCCCGACGTAGTCGAGGATGCAATGGCGGACGTGGCGACGGTGTTTCATTGGTCGCCCGCCGTCATGGATGCAATGTCTGTTTCTGAACTGATGGATTGGCGCGAGCGGGCGCGAGTGCGATACGAACGGAATGAATAACGAACTGAAACTGCGCGTCGTGTTCGATATGGTCGATCGACTGACGCGCCCGCTTCGCCAAGTGCTCACCGGTAGCAAAAGCCTGTCGCGCGCGCTCGCCGACACGAAGAAACAGCTTTCCGAACTGCAAAAGCAACAGAAGACCGTCGACGCAGTCAAGGCCGTCCGTACCGAAATGGGGCAGACCGCCACGAAACTGAAGGCGGCACAAGAAAAGTTTGCCGGGCTTCAGGCCCAGATCAAGGCGACAACAGACCCCACAGTGCGGATGCAGAACGCGATGCGGCGGGCGTCGGCGTCCGTCGTCACGCTCACGCAGCAGCAGGATAAACAGCGGACCCGTCTGGGCGAACTGAACGCGCGCATGCAGCAAGCCGGGCGCGGCACGCAAACGCTGACCGCATACGAGAAATCGTTGCAATCCAGCATGGAGAAAACGAACGCGACCATCGCCGAACAGGGGCGCCGGTTGCAGGCCGTACATGGTCGGCGTGCGGCGCTTGAGCCTGCGCGCACCCGGTATCAGGCCGCACGCGGTGCGGCGGCCGAGATGGCAGTCGGTGGATACGCCACGCGCGCCGTCGGCGGCCGTGTGCTTGGCGGCGTTCGTTCAGTGCTCGATGAGTCGAAGCATTCGAAGCTCGAAGAGGTGAGAATTCAGGCACTCGGCACGGGCGACCACGATACGAAAAAGGCGATCGAGTTCGCGCGCAAGAACAAGTCGTATGGCGTCAGTACGACGGAAAGCCTCATGCTGATGCGTGACGCCATGACAATCTTGAACGACGAGCACCACGCCGAAGAAGTACATCCGACGCTTCAGAAAATGAAGTTCGCGAACGATGCACTGTTCGGCACCGAACAGGGGACGGAGAACGAACAGAAGTTCATCAACATGTTGAAGGCGATCGAACAGCGCGGGGGCATGAACGACCCTGCGACGTTCAAGCGCGAAGCGAACATGGTGCAGAAGGTCATCACAGCTACCGGCGGGCGCGTCGGTGGTGATCAATGGCAGGAGTTCATCAAGACGGGCGGCACGGCCGCCAAGCTGATGCGTTCTGATGCGTTCTATTACCAGATGGAACCGCTTATTCAGGAAATGGGCGGAGACTCTGTGGGTAGTGCGGTCATGTCTGGCTATCAGAACCTGATCGAAGGGCGCACAACCGTGCGTGCGACGCGCAAACTCATGTCGCTCGGCCTACTCGATAAAAAGAAAGTCGAGTGGAACAAGAAAACCGGACTCGTGAAGGCGTTCGCCGATGGCGCGCTGCTGAACACCGATCAGTTCAAATCGTCGCCGTTCGAGTGGATGGAACAGACGCTGCTCCCGCAGTTTGAGAAGAAGGGCATCACAAAGGAACGCGACGTTCTCAGCGCGATCAGTTCGATTTTCACGAACCGTCGCGCATCGAACCTGTTTGCCACGATGTTCCTGCAGCGCAAGGCGATTCATAAGAGCGTGGCACTTAACGAGCACGCTTACGATATCGATCAGGGGTTCAACGTCGGCCAGACGTTGCCACAGGGCAAGGAAATCGACGCGTTGTCGAAGAAGGCGATTCTAGAGGAACAGCTAGGGTCGAAAATCTTGCCGCTGTACAACCGCGGACTCGAACTGACGGCCAGCTTGATCGAGCGCGTGAGCGGGTGGACCGAGCGGAACGCGGGCACGGCGCGCGCACTGGCGATCGGTTTCGCTGCGCTCGGGGCGGTGCTCGTGGTCGGTGGCTCGTTGACGATCGGGCTCGCAGCGCTCATCGGGCCGCTGGCGCTCGTGCAATACGGCATGTCAACGCTCGGGGGCCAGGGTGGAATTCTGAGCGGGGTACTCGGCCGGGTAGGCGGTGCAATACGCCGCGTGGGCGGGGCGTTCCGTGCGTTTGGCGGCATGATTTTCGCGGTCGGCCGCCTGCTGTTGATGAATCCGATCGGCCTTGCGATTACCGCTATCGTTCTCGTGATCGCGGGGGCGGCGTATCTCATCTATCGATACTGGAAACCGATCTCGGCATTTTTCGCGAAGCTGTGGGATGGCATCAAGCGCATTGTGCAGAAAGTCGCCGGATGGATCGGTGATTTCTTGATGAACTGGACGGTCGTCGGTTTCATTGTCGATCACTGGAACGATCTCAAGGCGATCACGCTGGCGCTTTGGGAACTGATCAAAGCCGGGGTGTTGCGCGCAGCGCAGGCCGTCGCAGACTTCTTCATGAACTGGACAATCGTCGGCGTGATTGTGCGCCATTGGGACGACATCAAGGCGGCGACCGGCGCAGCGTGGGAGTGGGTCAAGGAAAAAGCCTTCGCGGCCGGTGGTGCGATTCTCGATTACTTCATGAACTGGACGGTGCTCGGTCTGGTCATCAAGCATTGGGACAGCATCGTGTCCTACATGTCTGGGATCGCGACGCGCTTTATCGAAATCGGCGGGAACATCGTTGACGGTCTGGTGAACGGCATCACGGGCGGCATGAACGCGCTTCGTACAGCGCTGCACAACGTCGGTGAGGCTGCAATCGGCTGGTTCAAGGAAAAGCTTGGCATCCATAGCCCGAGCCGTGTTTTCGCAGCGCTCGGCGGATTTATCGGGCAGGGTGCAGCGCAAGGGATCGAAGGCGAGCGCGCGGGCGTGGCCGGTGCCGCTGCGCGGCTTGCGGGTGTCGCCTCGATCACGTTCGGCGCATTGACGGCGAACGCCGCGCCGTCGCCGTTGGAAATGCGCCCGCTGATCGACACCCGGCCGCCGCTGTCGGCCGCAAGCGCGTCGTCGGCGGCGACCGTGGATAGCGGAACCCGGAATTACTACATCACGATCAACGTAGCGAAAGGTGACGACGTGAACGAATTCGAGGCGGCCGTGCGCCGTGTGATTGACCAGGTCGAGCGCGAGGATCGCCGTCGCGTCAGCTCACGCCTTTCCGACTGAGGCCGCTATGCTGCTCTCCCTCGGACAGTTTGTTTTCGGCACGCTCACGGCGCCGTTCAGTGAAATGCAGCGTCGGCGCACGTGGAAGTTCGCGAGCAATTCGCGCGTGGGTGCGCGTGACGCGCGCCAGTTCGCGGGGCCGGGTGATGACACGTTCACGATGCAAGGCATGATCGCAACGGGCGTGCTCGGCACGCCTATCTCGATGAACCTGATATCGGAAATGGCGAACTCCGGTGATGCACACGTGCTCGTGGACGGCCGCGGTATCGTCTACGGCGCTTATGTCATTGATGAGCTACACGAAACGCACTCGTATTTCACGATCCTCGGTGTGCCGCAGAAAATCGAATTCACGCTGACGATCACGCGTGTGGACGACCGCGCACTCGCGGCGTCAGTTGACGGTGGCGCCGCGACGAGCGAGCCGACGAGCGGATCGCTCGACAAGGCCCCGGCCGGGGCGTCGCCGCCCTACGTCAAGCCGAAAAAGCCGAAAGCGAAGAAGGGATAGGGCGATGGCGGACTTTGTTAAAGCGACTAAGCTCCCGACGCAGCGACTCGTTCCATATTCCGACTACCGCATCACGCTCGACGGGCGCGACCTGTCGCGCTCGATTGCGCCGTATCTCGTCTATCTCACGTTGAGCGAGTCGCGTGCAGACGAAGCCGATTCGCTCAATCTCGTGTTGGACGACTCGCGCGGCGATCTCGAATTGCCGAAGCGCGGCGCAGAATTGAAGCTTTCGATCGGGTGGGATGGCGAAACGCTCGTGGACAAAGGCACGTTCACGATCGATGAATTCGAGTTCCACGGTGCGCCGGATCAGATCACAGTCAGCGCGCGTTCGGCGTCGATGACGGATGCCATGCACGAGCGCCGTGATAAAAGCTGGCATGGTCAGACGATCGGCGATATCGTCAAGACGATCGCCGCAAGGCACAAGCTGACACCCGCGCTCGGCGATGCGCTGGCGAAGATCCGGATCGCGCATATCGACCAGACGAGCGAAAGCGACATGTCATTTCTGACCCGGCTCGCGAAGCGGTACGACGCAGTGATGACAGTCAAGGATGGGCGCCTGCTGTTCATGCCGATCGGTGCAGGCACGAGCGCGAGCGGAAAACCGCTGCCGTCGCTCGAAATCCGGAAGGCGAAGGGCGATTCGTACCGCTATCACGTCTCGCAACGCGAAAGCTATACATCCGTGCGCGCGCGTTGGCACACGGCGAAGAAGGGCAAGCAAGAATCCGTGATCGTCGGTGGCGAAAACAACCGTAGCACGAAGCTGTTGCCCGAAATCTACGGCTCGCGCGCTGATGCAGAGGCGGCGGCCAAGGCTGAATACGCACGCACACAGCGCGGGCAGGCAACGTTCGATATGACACTCGCTCTCGGCCGGGCCGACGTGTACCCGGAAATGACCGTGAACGCGAAGGGCTTCAAACCGGATATCGATTCGACGCCGTGGCTCGTGAAGCGCGTCGTCTCCCGGATCGACGGCAACGGTGGGTTCACGTCTCAGCTTGAAATGGAGATGCGCGACGATCCGACAACGAGTCGGCACCGAACGAATTTCCGGAAGGGCGGATAATGAAAAAGCCCGCACGCGCGGGCTTTTTTGTTAGGCCGGGCCGCGTCAGATATGCAGAAGCCGAACCCCGACAAACCACAGTACCCATTGCACGATCACCGCGCCGACTAGATACGCGACGACGATATGCGCCGGTCGGCGACGGGAAAACACCAAGAATCCAAGCGCGGCAAAAAGGATCGGCGGTCCGAACAAGTAGACGACGAGATCAATCGCGGCATGTGTCGTCGCGGGGCACGCGTCGACGCCGCCGCCACACGTTCCGGCCGGTGGCGTACACCAATTTTTGATGACCGTGCAGAGGCGAGAATCGACCGCAGACCACGCGATCACGCTCACGAGTCCCGCAATCGCGAATCCGATCGTTCCCAATAGGCGCCGCATTATTTGATTTCCCAGAAAAGGATTTGCTTCGAATTCCGAAGATCGGACCAGCCAAAACCCGTCCCCGCAGCAAACGAATGGAAGCCGAGCGCGCGACTGTAGGTCGCAACAGCGTCGAGGGGGCCGCTCACGGTCAGACGCGAACCGTTCCACAGGTCGATGTGGCCGCCGCTGGCATTCGCGGCGGCTTCGCCGTCACGTGTCCAGTAGCGCGAGAACTGGATTATGCCGGTGCGCCCCTTCACCTTCGATTCCCAATCGGCCCCGGTGATGTTTTCGGCTTTCGGGAGTCCCGCGAAGGGCTGATGTTGCAACCATTCGCCGAGTTCATCCGCGCGCGTCGCAGTCGGCTTTCCTTCAAGCATGATTCGGCCGATGGTCGGCGAGCCTGACATGGGCTTAACCGTTTTCTGCGAAAACGACTTCATGCCAACTCCGACCCGGTGCAAGGTCACGCTCATGCGGATGGCGCACTGGTTCGAGTAGTCCGAATTGTCGTACGGGTCGCCGGAGGGGTAGGCGTCCCAAAGCTCTTTGAACGTGATCGCCTTCACGGGGATTTCTTTCAGTGAGCCCGTTTGCGTGTTCGTGTCGATCTTGGATGGTTTCGTGTGCGGCATCGATCATTCCCCGTGGTGCATGGCGAGCGCGTCGTCGCCCCAATGAACGGTATAAGTGCCCGCATCGTCGCCGGTGTAGACGCGCGGCAATGTCCCGCTCGCGTCCAGGCGGCCGAAATGTACGCGGCCGTCGGCGGTTTCGATGTAGTAAGGCAAGCCGTCCACCTGATGCTCGGTCGCCTTCACCTGCTCATCGAACGCGCCTTTTTTGACCGATGCAACACCGCCCGTGGCGGTCAGGCTCGATACAACCTTGCCGTGCCCCTCGATCATGTCGTCGCACCACGATTCGCCGCCGAGCCCGGCAATGATTTTCGGTGGCTTCGGGCATCCGCACAGCACGATGTCCTGATCGAGCGCGGACTCGCCCGACATGCTCATGCGGTACGGCCCGCCAGACTTCGCGATGACACCCGGCGTCTTGCAGGCGGCGCAGAAAGCCGGGCCGCCGATCAACGCGACCTGATGCCCGTTCATGGTGATAGGTGGTCCGCCGTGCGGCAGGACGTTACCGCCGCTCGACAGCGTATCCCCGACGACTGCGATTTTTCGCAACATGCGTGTGCCCCTCGAAATATGCAGCCTCGGCGCGCAGCGCGTCGGCCTCTCTCAGTTTGTTCGGACGATTCGACGACGATTCTACCAATCCCGATCAGCAGGGGGTCGCAACAGCCACGTGTAGCAGCGTCCCGCGCGGTCGGCCTCGTCCCGCGCCGCGTACCACATGGAAAGCAGGGCGACGGCGCACGGGAACGTAACGGGCGCTCCGGCGCTGTCGCTCCACCCGAATTCGGTGTTCCAGAAGCACGAGAAATAACCGCCCATCGGCATCGCGATGCCGCGTGGCTCGAAGTACAGGCGTGTGCGGACCATCGCGCGAAAATCTGCGTCGTGTCTCGGTATCCCGGCGTCAAAGGTCATGATCGCGGCGCGCTCATTGAAGAATTCCCAGACGTTCGCGTCGTCGTCGCGTTTCATGATGCTCACAAACTACTGTATGGTTATACAGTATTTGAGGCGTGTCGGACTATGTCAACGTCCTGAGCCGTGACGCCGCGCCGACATAGCCCGTTGGTCGCCGTTTATGGGGGAACGTAGGCCGGTGGCCCGACGCCAGTCCACAGGGGGCCGGATCGCCACGCGCGCGGCAGATCCAGCGCGAGCGCGCGCCATTTCGCGAGCACGGCCGCGAAGGTGCCTTCGCTCTTGGCTCGGCGGATTTTGTCCACCACGTTCCACCCGCGAATGTAGTGCGTGAGGCTGCGTTGGCTCGACAAGTAATGCGGCGCGTGAACGCCGACCCATGCCAGCATTTCATCGGGCGGCACGTCCGGGGCGGCCGGGTCCGGCTCGATGTTCGCGCGGACTGGCGACGACGCGTCGACGCGCGCGCCGGGCGCCGTCGCTTCATGTGTTGGGCGGTTGGATTCGAGCGCCAGCAGGCGCAGGACTTCGATGCGATGCCACGGGATCGGAGAGCGACCGGCGACGTAGTTCCGGACGGTGCGGGAGCAACAGCGGAGCGTCTGCGCGATTCGAGCGATGGACAGGCCGTCGGTGAGCGCGAGAAAATCGGCTAGCGCGCCGTGACGGCACTCGGCGGCATTCAT